GCTTGTCTTTAATCTGCGGAATGTGCGCAGCTTGCATATGCGCGTGCTTCCATGTGGATTTGTTAGCCATTAGGCAGCCTCACGTTCCGTGTCCAATGTGGCGAACAGGTCATGTTGCTCTATATCTTTATTTTCTTTCGATGCAGATTCAAGATTACGCACGGCCTGATTGAAATACGATGTTTTCAATTCTGCGCCAATGCCTTTTCTGCCCATACGGACGGCAGAATATACCTCGCTGCCAACCCCCATAAATGGAGTAAATACGGTTTCACCTTGATTGCTACGCATCTGTATAACACGATCAATAACGTCAAGCTGTAGTGGATGCACATGCTTTTCATCATCTTTGTCGCGTGCATCTTCATAAGGCAAAACACGTTCTAAACGAACATCGTCCCAAATAGACGAGGCATAACGTCGCCATATCCAATGAGAAAAAATATTCTTTTTCTGGTCGCCATCAAACCCTCGCATAGCTCTTACTTCGCTCGGCATCTTTGAGTCATCGCCAGCGTATTCAAGGAATCCAACTGGATTAGCTACCTTTACTTTATTCTCACCGCGCTTGCGGAAAACCAAAAGGTAATCAGCAGAAGCAACACCGCACTCGATTGAATCTTCAACCGCAGTCATGTGAGCGAGATTCTTTTGCATCGTGCGGCGACGAACGCCTAGCGGTTCTTTCCAGATTGCGTGTCTGGCAATGAAGTCAAACCCTTCTCTCTCATGCAATCGGATAATGTCGCCTGGGAAATCAATATAAGAAGTGAATTGACAGTTTCCATTAGGAATATCCATGCAATGCACAGCAGAGCAACGGCCTTGAATAGTTAGCCTGGAAATTTCTTTGACAACAAAAGCGTAATGCTCAAAGAAGTGATCGTAATCTCTACAATTAGACATATCACGCTCGTCTGAACTGTAGTTATACAGACCACCGAAAGGAGGAGAATAAATAGACAAGTGAATAGATTCAGAAGGTAGCGCCCGCATTACCTCCATGCAATCACCGTTGAATGCAGCAAATTTTTCAGTAACTACTTGATCTTTTACATTCATAGCCATGATGGAACCTCGATATTTTTGATATGGTCGTTTGCCCGATCAATCTTCATTGCATTGTTCATTTCTGACACTAGATTGGCGAACATGCTTTGCGCTGCAACTGCTTTACGATTCAAATTTTCGAGTACCTTACGCTGGCCTTCCGTATGGATAACATCAACAATTACCTCGTTCTTCTGTCCGAATCTCCAGCAACGTCTAACAGCTTGGTAATAGGACTCATACGAATGCGACGGGAAATAGGTAATGTGTGAGCAGTGTTGAAAGTTCAACCCTAGCGCCCCGATTTTTGGCTTGGTAATAAGAACGCGGATTTGCTTATCAGCGAATGCAATGAACCGCTCCTCTTTTACTTCGTCCTTATTCTTTCCGCTAATCTGTATAGCGCCAGGAATCATTTTTTCGAGCGTATCGCCTTCTTCATCTAGGTGGCACCACACAAGCGCTGGCTTGTCGTGATCTACCAACCTGGCAACCATTTCGCACCGTTCCTTAATGGTTGCTCTTTGCTCTTGACGCTGCTCTGGTAGCGTGTGTGCAGGTGACTCGAATAACATTCCGTCAGGACGAAATGCAGAATGAACAAGATGCTCGCGTTCAATCAATGCAGGCAAAATGTATTCATTATCAGCAAACCCAAGATCAGAAGGTTTGCGCATTGCTCTGGCCCATGAACAAACCCATCGCCAAAATGGTATTTCTGCATGTCCTTTGAATCGCCATTTAGGTGCTTCACCATAATTTCTACGGAGTGCGGAATTGTTCATGTCGTTTTTGAAGAAACGATTAAGCATGTCCATAAAACCAAGATGACCTAATGCCTCGGATGATGTTCCAAGCTCGATGTAGTCATTCGGCGCAGCGGTTGCTGTGCAAAGCAACCGATACGGAACGCGGCGCATAAACTCAGTAATTTCTGCCTTGAATGCACCGTCAAAGTTCTTAAGAATTGATGATTCGTCGCAAACAACGCCACCGAATATGTTTGAATCAAATTCGTGCAATCGTTGATAGTTTGTAACAACGATGTCACCTGAGATATGACCATCTGACGATCGACAAACATCAATCCCGAACTTTTCGCCCTCTCTGACGGTTTGCTGTGCAACGGCCAGTGGTGTAAGTACAAGAACAGGCTTGTTCGTATGCATGGCGACGTTTTGCGCCCATACAAGGCTCTGGAATGTCTTTCCCATTCCGCAATCTTCAAACATGGCAGCGCGGCCCTGCCTTACGGCCCATTCAACCATTGCGACCTGAAAGTCCTTCAGCCCGGCAGGCATGAACACAGGATCAAATCCGCGCTCTGATCCTTCATGCGCTTTTAATCTAATAAATTCTTCATAGGTGACGATTCGTTCATTTTGTTGCATACTTCCTCCAGTAGGTTTTGACGGCAGCCGAGGTGTTAGCGCACCGATGACGCTGCCGTTGTCTTGTCCGCACTCACAGCAGCAGACTTCTCTGTTTTCTTTGTGTGGCACTCAGCGCAACGGAATCCAGCCTTCCAGCCACGCGAAACGCGACCTCTGACCGGCCTTCTGTTTCCGCACTCAGGACACATAAATGTGTGGTAGGACGCCACGGTATTCATGGCCGACTTGTCGTGCTGCTCAGTGCGCTCGCGGTAAGCAGCTTGTGCTGTGGCGGTGTTGAGCGTCATTGCGGCCTCGCGGTGTAGAAAACTTTTTTGCGTGGCCTGGTTGTAATCCGGCGATCCATACGCTTGTCTTCAACCAACTCATCAAGCATCTTGCGGGCGTTGTCTTCGTGTAGCTTGGGATCGGTCAGACGGATGATTTCCATGATTCCGGCCAGTTGAGATTCGCCGATCTCGAGACTGGCTGCGTGCAGCTTTTCCTTGCGCTCGCTACGAAGTTTCGACATCGGACGACCGGCTTCTTTTTTCGGCGCAGTCGGATAGCTCGGGTGATACTGCCGACGTAGCGTTATTTGATGAAGGGCGATGGATAGGAGGCTCATTTCGTCTCCGGCTTGAAATTGGCGCAGCGATAGGTAGGCGCAACAAGTCCGCCCAACTGGTTACAGCGCAGTAGTGGATAGGCCATGCTTTGTGATGACCACTTGCAGTCTTTGCAGGATGGGATGGCGTTCATGCGGCCAATTCCATTTGAATCGGTTGCTTATTCCAAAAAGTAGTCGCTTGATGACTCTCGATTCTTTCTCTCATTACAAGCGCGCGACTCTCTTTGCTTGGAGGCGTATAAGTTCCTCTCCATGCAGAATCAATGCCAATGTTTTGAGCAATGTTTGTGCTGTCTGCGCTAGACAGAGGCAATCGGCTAAATACGTCTGGATTTAGCATGCGAAGGCCATGAAGCTTTGCAACCGGAAGCCCTTGCTTGTCGGTGATGGCATTCATGGCTTCTCCCATGCGGTGCCACCATCTTGCGTCACCGACTGTTGCAAACTGGCCGGACGATCCAATGCAGATTCGCGGCCACTCGTGAGCAAGGCATTCAAGCCGTTCGATTGATTCGTGCATGTGCCAAACAGGTGCACCGACGTTGGCATGTCTTGCCTTCCAAGGCCACTCAGCGATAAGGGCATCGTTATCCGCTTCATTTCCATCAATCACATCGGGAATCACAGCAAAGTCGAAATTCGGATAGCGATTCAGTTCTGCTACCCATGCGTAATAGCGTGACCAGTCGGTTACTGGTTCGCCACTTTTCCAAGCTGAGAAAGCCCCGTTATCAACGGCGAACGATTGGCAGCACTCAAGCACAAGGCCAAGTTGATCTGGATACCTGAACGAAACAAATGCGTGACCTCCACCAACTGCAGCGATTGCTGCGGAAGCCGGTGTTATAGGAAGGCCGTGATAATGGATCATTCGTAATCCCTATCCACAAACCGGAAGAAGCGCGGGCAGAACCAGGCGGCGAACAGGAAGCTGATTCCTAGCCAGATCAGCGCGGCGAGAATCAGTGTTATAAGTGTCATTTCCGGAATCCATCAACATAAATTAAATTAATTATCTATGGCCCGAAACCAGACTGTCATTCCGAGATTGTTGGAGACACTGGTCATGCTGCTTTGATCCCACATCTGGCCGCGTGCAGCGCCAGCAACTCGTTTCCTTTCGACCACCGAATGTCAGAAATCTTTCCACTGCACAGCTCGGAAAGAGATCCGGTTGCTATCTTTATTTCGTCCGCAATCTGAGCCTGCGTCATGCCGGTTGCTTTGATTTCGGAAACGATCTTGTTCCAGTCCATTGCTGCTCCTTTCAAATTTTTATCAATATTACACTTCGCGAAATCGAAAAGCAAGCGTAATCGTGGCATTGTGTAAATTTTCACCCAAATGAAAATATCGCTTGCTTTATTGTTCAACATATCGAATAATTGAGTCATCGAAGCACAGCAACAAAACGCATCAGACACACACAGACGAGTTCTGTGATTGCCCGGAAAGCCGAGAGCCATAGGTGGGTAGGCCGGAAGGATCAAGCAACGGGTGGGATGCGATGAATAGACAACCAACCAACAAGGAGTAACAAATGCCTCGTCCCGTAATCATCTGCACGAAACACCGTGGCGTCTTCTTTGGCTATGCCGAGGACACCTCTGGCGATACCGTCAATCTCAAAGACGCCCGCATGGCAATCGCGTTTGGCACTACGAAAGGCGTGATGCAGCTTGCAGAAACCGGCCCGACGGAACGCTCGAAGATAAGCGCCAAGGCAGACATCGAAGTACGCAAAGTGACTGCAGTGTTTGAAGTTTCCGCCAAGGCACAAGCCCAATGGGACGCGATCAAGTGAAATGGTTTGACTTCCTTGAGCGCATAACCGCTGTCGATTTACTCGACGCTGGCGCGTGCATTGAAGGAGTCAAAAGCGCCGTAGAAGAAAACGGCGCCCTAGCTATGGAAACAGCAAAGGCCGTTCGCATCTCTGATTGGGCAGAAAAGGCTGCTCATAGCGACGGCTACGGCTACGGCAACGGCAACGGCTACGGATACGGAGACGGATACGGATACGGATACGGATACGGATACGGATACGGATACGGATACGGAGACGGAGACGGAGA